ACGCAGTACGGCACGCCGCAGTGGACAGACACCGTCAATGCTCCGATTTACGACACGGCTCCGATCTCTCTGGCTGGGAAATCCCCGCAGGAAATTGCCAACTGGTACCTCGGTCGGCGTGACATCGGTTACACAGACGCAGACTTGCGTGCTGCTGGCGAGAAGACTTTCGGCAAACTGCCAGAATCGGCTTGGCGAGACATGCTCAGTGCTGCGTATCCTCAATACGTCAATCCTGTGAATTCTGCTTACGCTCAACTTGGGCGCAGCGGTTTCGGCACCAACATCAATCAGATCGACGACTCTGGGTACAACTACTGGTTGAACCAACTGAGCAGCGGTGCTGTGAATCCAGAAGGTCTGAACGCTGCAGTTTACAAAGCCGGAGTGGACTGGAACCCCGCTCAAGGAGACGCTTACGACCTCAGCAATGTTCCGCAAAACTTCGATTGGACTTATTACGTCAACAACAACCCCGACCTCCTCAAGGCAAAAATCGACACGATGCCGGAAGCGCAAATGCACTACGCCGCGTACGGCATGAACGAAGGTCGTTCGCCTTACGAAGGTTACGTCAAGCCGATGCCAGACATCGGCACGGGTTCTCCGAACCCTCAATACGATTCTTTGTCGAAAATGACACTCGATGGAAATCCGATTTTCGGCTCTTATGGAGACGGATACTATGGATTCTATAGAAAAGGAGGCCAAGTCCGTGCATACGCAGAAGGCGGTGCAGTGAAAGGCTATCAAGACGGCGGTCTCGAAGACCGTGGCATCGTCGACCATGAAACTGGCGCGATTGTTTACCCTGTTCCAGATTTGCCGCCCTTGACTGTGACGCCGCTTGATCCAGCAAACGCAAGTGACGCAAACATTCCGGCTCCTGCTGTGGCGGGAACCCGTAGCGTCGCTGCTGCCGCACCGCCACTCGATGCGCGTGCAGCCGCTCTGCAATCAATGCTCGACAGGTATGGGCCGAGAGACGTTGATTACGGCTCTCAAATAACTGAGGCTCGAACTCGCGCGGCTGACGAACAGCGAGCGTTCGAACAGATGTTGCGCGCACAACTTGAGTCTCCCGAGGACGCAGCTTCTTCCAAAGCTGAAATGTACTTCCGCCTTGCAGCTGCATTCGGTTCGCCGACCAAGACAGGACACTTCACAGAGAACCTTTCGCTGGCTGGCAAAGAAATGGCTGAAACAGCCAAATCACAGCGAGAGTCCCGTGCCAAGAAATTGGGCATCCGGATGGAACTGCAGAAGATGAAGATGGACGCCGCAAACAAAGAGCTAGACACTTTGCGTGCGTTGGAACAAGAAGGTGCTCGCGACCGCCGCGCCATCGCGCAAGAAATGATTCGCGAATACATCGCTTCCGGCAAACCGCAATCCACCGCTGGCAAAACAGCCGTGGACATGGGTTTCACGCCAGGAACACCAGAGTTCAACGCGAAAGTTGAAGAGTTGGCGGCTTTGGAAATCCAGCGGCAAACCGCCTTGATCAACGCGCAGTTGGCCTCTACAGCAGCAACAGCACAACGCGCCAATCAGATGTCGCCGACCGAGATCAATCTACGCACCGAAACCGAAGACAATCTCGCCAACATCAATCAAGCAATCAGAGATGTTGCCGAGGCTTATCGACTCAATCCCAACAGCTACGCTGGCGGTTGGTTGAACCAAGGTCAGCGTTGGTTGTATGAAGTCGCTGGTTCTGATGATCCGCGCATCGTCAACACTCGCCGCATCGACAACTTGCTGGGTGCACAGGCTCTTGGATCGTTGCGTGCGATTTTCGGCGGGAACCCGACTGAAGGTGAACGCGCCATCTTGCTGGAGTTGCAAGGTATCGGTTCTAAGTCGCTGGAAGAGCGTCGGCAAATCATGTTGCGTCTGGCCGAAGTGTTGGAAGAACGCAAGGCAATGACAACTCAACGGCTCGACAGAATTCTCAGCGGTGCATACCGCACCTACACACCGCTCGAAGGAGAACAATGATGGGAGACGCAGCAAATTTCACCCGTGCTTTGCTCGGTCAAGGTCTTGGGATGGGTTGGGGCGACGAAGCCGAAGCGTGGCTTCGTTCCAAGATCGGCGAAAAGACTTACGAGGAAAACCTCAGAGACATCAACCGCGAATACGCCGAATACGCTCAACGCAACCCTCTCCTGACGGCTGGCACTGAATTCGCGGGTGGTGTGCTGCCGATGGTCGCCTCTTACGCCGCAACGCCGTTCACAGGCGGTGCTGCAGCACCCGCCGCTGCTGCGACCACGGCTCGAACGGCTGGCGCATTGACGCGGTTGGTTCAAAACCCAGTGGTGCGCGGTGCTTTGACTGGCATGGGAACAGGCGCAGTGGCTGGTGCAGGAACTGCTGAACCAGGAAGACGAGGCGAAGGAGCGGTGGTCGGCGGAACGGTCGGGACGATTGTGGGCGGCGGTGCACCGGTCGTGATCCGAGGAGCCGGCAACGCAGCGGGTTGGCTGCGCGACCGCCTCGCTCCGAGCGAGGAAGTCATCCGCCGAGGCTCAACACGCAGGGTGAATCGTGCTCTTGAACAGGCTCGGGAAGGCGCAGGCATGACGCCGCAAGAAGCCGCAGACGTCGTGGCCGCTGACCGCGCTCGTGGCATTCCTTCGACGCTCGCGAACGTCGATCCGTCGATGGTGGACTTGGCTGAAACCGCTGCGCAGCGCACAGGCGTGGGTGCACGGCAAATTGAAGGCACGCTCGGCAGGCAAACCGCTGGCGCACGAGAGCGTGTCTACGGGCGCGTGCGCTCAGAAATCAGCGGCGGAAACTACTACGACGACGAAACGCGCATGGTGGAAGAGTTGCGCAATCAGGCTCGCACGCTTTACGACGACGCGTATGCATTCGGTGAAGTGAGCGACCCAAGGATCAGGCAAATTCTTGAGTCTCCGCAATTCAGAAGTTTCTACAATCGTGCGCGCGAAATCGCCGACAACGAGCGTTTGGCTGCTCAGCTGCGCGGTGAGGACACCAGCCGCTTCGACCTCAACCCGATCTACATGGTTGACTCGGAAGGCAACGCCGTCGTGCAACGCATCCCTGACGTGCGCACGCTCGATTACATCAAGCGCGGCATCGACGCAACGATCGAACGCGGCTTCGACGGCAAAGGTCTCAGCACCGCTGAAGCCAATGCCTTGCGCCAGCTACGTCGTGAGTTTGTGAACGTGATAGACGAAGCGACCATTGACCCGAACACCGGAGTTTCTGCTTACGCACAAGCCAGAGCAGGTTACGCCGGTGACATGGAGGTGCTGGACGCACTGCGCGCAGGGCGCAACGACTTCAACCGCCTCGACCACGAGGAAATCGCTCGCATGGTTCAAGACATGAGCGAAGCTGAACGCGATGCATTCCGCACGGGTGCTGTGCGTAACATTTACGACCGCTTGATGGATCCGTCCGGCAACATCAACGCCGCGCAACGCATCATCGGTTCGCCGGAATACGCAGCCAAGATGGCACCGTTGTTTGATTCGCCTGCGCAGTTCGACCTGTTCCGGTCGGCGATGCAGCGCGAGATGCAACTTTTCCAGCAATCCAACCGCATCCTTGGCGGTGCAGCGACAGCCAGACGCACGCAGGCACGTGGTGCTTTCGAAGAAGGAACGCCGGTTGGGGAAGTTGTGGCCGACACGATCACCGGTACGTTCGGAGGTTCGTTGACAAACCTTGTTGCGCGCATCGCTCGTAGCGCGACGATGACAGACGACATTGCAACAGACGTTTCACGCATGTTGATGTCGAGCGATCCGACCGAGGTTGCCGCCGCTGTCAAGATCTTGGAAGATTATGGGCAACGAGCAGCAACCGGTGCAGCACAACTCAACCGTGCAGAAACTGGCGCGATCATGGGGACTGTGATCGCCGCTCAACCTGCCCCAACAACGGACGAAGCGCCAAATGTGGCTGAAGACATCGCCAGAGAAACTCAAACGCGCATCGACCAAGGTGGTCCAGACATTCAAGCGGATTTGGAAGCGTTGCGCAGATCTCGTGCGCAACAGTAACTGAAGCCATGAGGGGTCAGCGATGACCCCTGTCTCCTCGCCGCTGTTGGAACGGCGTTAAAAACCCCGCCTAGTGCGGGGTTCTTTTTCACATGTTGCAGGGCACTTCTTCGCCTTTGTAAGGTGGCCATCCGGCACGCTGGTCTGGAGCGATGCCTTTGGCGGCGTCCATCTCCCAAAGACGAACCATGTCGCAGTAGTGTTGTTCTTGGCGCACGGCTTCTTCGTAGTCAGACTGGCCAGCGATGCCGATCAGCAACAAGAAACCAAAAACACCAGCGGTGTAGAGCAAAGCGTTTTTCATTCTCAGTTCTCCAAAGGTTGCCTCCCCCGAAGGGGAGGCTTGACCGACTTAGGCTGCTTCGAGCAGGCGGTTGGTGACGTTCACCTTGAGTGATGCGCGGTCGGTGAGGTGCGCACGCTCGAAGGCACGGCTCTTGTCGCCTTTGCCACCAGCTTCATGGTCGAAGAACTGGGTCACGGCGTTCACCAGACCCCATGCGGTGCCTTTGGAGGAGCGGAAGTCGTTGCCGAGGCTCTCGCCGTCGTACAGCTTCATGATGCGGCGCAGGACGATGGACGAGTCAACCATCTCATCGCGGGTCATGTCGTCGCCTTCCTTGTTCTTCCACTCAGCCTTGAGTTCGTCGGCGACGATGTCGATCGCAAAGTCGCGGTCGATTTGCAGGTTGGCCAACTTGTCAATGTTCTGCAGGAAGTTGTCCCATGCGCCTTCAACGATGCCCAGCTGCTGCTTGACGCTGTCAGCGTGGAAGGTCGCCGAGTGCGGCACGCGGATCTGAGCGTTCTGACCTTCAGCACCGATCGACATGCGCAGCGTGTTGTTGCAAACAACGCGGACGCTGGTCAGGTGCACGGCGGTGGCCATAGAGCCATCGCAAGAGGACGCCATGAGCAGGTAGGGCTTGATCTCGTCCTGACCCATGATGCGTGCGGCTTCACCACACTTGGCCAGTGCCCAGAACTTGCGACCGCCGAACAAGCAGCCAGCGGTTTCCATCTTGAACCCTTGGTCAGCGATCAGGTCGCGGAAGAATTCCAGAGCCTCACCAGGATGGACGATCTTGTAGTTGTTGGAAACGACACCCAGCGCACCGCTGCTGTCAGAGCGGTAGAGCACGCGGCGGTCGGGGAAGATCACGTCCTGACCCTGTGCGCCTTTGTAGACCAGCGCGGTGTCGTTGACGTTCCAGTTCATGCCAGCTTCAACACGCCACGTGTCGAGGTCTGCATCTTCGGTCAGAGCCTGACCAAGTCCGTGCCAAGGAAGCGAACCAACGTAAGCCATGTTAGCGCGGTCGTTCGTCATGTCGAGTTCGTGTGCCATTTTCATTCTCCAGTTCTAAGTTGGGTTGAGTAGGTCAATCGACCTGAGTGTATCATGCCTGAAGTTTTCACCTCAGGCAACTACTTTTTGAAACTATTTTCAGTTCTCCTCCTTCTTGGTGATTTTGTAGACCGAGATGACGCGCATCGCACGACCGTTGGTCCAGTCGTGGTTGACGCCGTTGATGACGGTGAGCACGTGACTCCTGGTGAACATCATGTAGGTGTTGCCGTCTGCCCAGACGTCGTTGAACCGAGCGGGGTGGTGCGTGGTCACGCTGCGCAGCACGTCACGGTGTCCTTTGGGGTATTGGTCGATGAAGTCCTGATTGAAGATGCGCTGTGGCTTGAAACCAAGGTCGTCTACAGCCTTCAGGATGTCGGTGGTGTACGCGCCATGGCCCTTGCGGCGACCGTGGGAAGCCAACACGCGATGGGCTACTTCGTACTCTACACCACAGGCCAGCGCAACAGCTTTGACCGAGCAGTCGTTCTTTTCGCCAATCGCGTTGCTTGCTGCAACCAGTTGGTTGAACTCTCCTGTGCGGATCGAGGTGTTGATTCTTGCCATTCTCAGTTCTCCAGTTCTTCAGTTCTAGGGCGGTTGAACTCCTCAACCGTAAGTGTATTATGCCTGAGTGTTTCATAGTCGGCAACACATTTTTGAAAATATTTTCATATTTCTGTAAGTCGTTGTTTTTCAACGAGAAAACAGAGCCAAACCCTTGTCTATGATGGTGTCTGCGATGTCTTTCTTGCTCATCAGGGTGCGGATCACCACCTCGTCGATGGTGCCTTTGGCGGCGATGTTGATGTAGGTCACGTTCTTCTTCTGGCCGATGCGGTGGGCGCGGTCTTCCGACTGCAGCCGGTCGCGCAAGCTGAAGTTGTTGCTGAAGTAGATCACGTAGGACGCCGCGACGAGCGTGATGCCTGTGCCACCGGCTTGCTGGTTGCCGACGAACACCTGCGCGTCGCCGCGCTCGAATGATTCGATCGCACCCGTGCGGTCGTCCTTGTTCACGCCGCCGTGGTACTCAACGCACGCAATTCCGTCCAAGCGCAGTCGCTTGACGATGTCCTCAATCTCAACACGGTAGCGTGCCCACACGATGACTTTCTCGCCGCTTTCGACGATCTTGTTCACGCGGTCCACCAACAGGTCCAACTTGGGGTTGTCGCCTTCGATGCGCACGGGCTCGTCGGACATTGGGTGAATGTAGTAGCCAGACGTGATCTGCGCCAGCTTAGTGACGGCCACCAGCTTGTTGAACGGCGTCTCCTCATTCTCGAACACGATGCGGCACTCATCCTCGGCTTTCTTGTAGACCTTGATCTGCTCTGGCGTCATGCTGAAGACCAGTGTCTTGTAGATTTTCTCCGGCAGGTCCAAGCACTCGCTCTTGAGCACGCGGAAGCTGTGGGGTGCGATCAGGCGCGACAACTTGTCTAGGTTGCGGTACTTGGGTCTGCCTCCTGGACCACGGGCAACAACCTGCGGCACGCCGCGCGAGTTGGTGCGACGGCGGATGTTCTCAAGCAAGGGATTCCCCTGCTGCAGCATCTCGGCGTACTCAGCCTTGAACGCATAGAAACTGGTCGTCCCGAGGATGTGCTCGTCCAAGAACGAAAACTGGCTGAAGGCGTCGAACGGTGCGTTGTTGATGGGCGTTCCAGACATGATGCGCCGCCAGTAGCTGAGGTTGCGCAACTTCATCAGGTTCTTGGTGCGTTTGGCGGTGGGGTTCTTGACGCTGTCGCTCTCGTCGCATACGATCATCAAGCGGCGTGCGCACAACCCGAACCGCTCGGCTTCAGCCATGCCTTTGGTGGTTTGCAGGGCTTCCCAGTTCATGGTCAACACTTTAAGTTCGCCGTTGGACGGTTCGTACAGCCGATCCAACTCTTCTTTTTCGGCTTTGCGCGGCGTTGCAGCCCACGCTGCGGAGCGGTACCTGACCCAGTCGGGCATGTGCTTGGGCAACTCTAGGCGCGTCCAGTTTGTGTGCACACCGTTGGGCGCGAACACCAGCATGGCGTCACAGTCTCCTGACGCCCAAAGGTCGGCGACGTTGTTGATGACGATCCAAGTTTTGCCTGTGCCCATCTCGGCCAGCAAAGCAAACACCCGCTCTCGACCGAACTTGTTCAAGCACTCTAGCTGGTGGCGGTAGGGTTTGGTTTTGAACTTAGTGTCTGGCGTAATTTGGTCCATGATTCTTTGTCCCGTACTGGTTTGGTTGTGTGCCATAGTGCGACCCCCATCAACTCATTGACGGTCATTTCATTGATCTTGTCGGCGTGCTCTCCACCGATCAGCATCCAACGCTTGTCGGTCACGATCAAGAAGTAAGCATTCCCCTCAGCCTTCATCTGCCGCAAGAACCAGTTGGTCTGCTCCTGCGACACCTTGTGGTTGGAACCGAACAGCTTGGTCGTGGCGCGGACAGGCTCTTTGGGCGACTTTTGCTCGATCCAGCACTCCACCCCGTCAGAACAGAAGTTGATGTCGGGCATGCCGTTCACCACCACGTTCTCAACCCTGTCCAACCGGTCTCGACCTTGAGGGAGGTTTGCTTTCAACACCTTGTAATCGTTGCTTTCAGCCATCGAGCCTCCGCCACTTGGTGATGAACGCATAGCGGATGTTGTTGAAGAACTTGGCTCGAATCATCAGGTGCGACCCCGTCGGCACCCGCTCCAACAACTCCCTGCCGAAACGCTCGAAATCGTACCGGCCAATGCGACCGCCGATCGTCCCAGAGTCGTCCCGCAACCGCACGTCCACGAATTCCAGTGGTCCGGTGCCGACCTTGCCTCCGCGCTTCTTGACGTTGACCTCTTCGTTGTAGTTGCGAGCGTTCTTGTAGATCAACTCGCCGAGGAACACGCGCTCTTCGTTGTGGCGGATGTTTTCCAGATCCTTGATCTCGACAACGTCGCTGGCGATGCCGTGCGTGGACGGATCCTCGTACAAGTGCAGGTAATGGCGACGGAACGGGAAGATGTCGGCGAAGATGTTCTCAGCCTTGTCGATGTCTTCGCGCTGCTTGTCGGTGAGCGTGCCGGAGTTGCGTGCTTCGATCAGCTTGGCGGCTTTGCTTTCGCCGATGCCTTTCAACGCCATGAAGCCGCCGTAAAGCATTCCGTCCTTCGCCGACCAATTCATCTCTGACTTGTGCAGGTCGAAGGGCACGTACTCGATGCCTTCACGAACCATCTCGCGCAGCAACTCGACCGCGCTGTCTTCGTCCTTGGCGTTGCGCAGGTTGGCCGCAGCAAACTCCAGCGGGTGGTGCGCCTTGAGATACGCTGTCCAGTAGCTGATCACAGCATAGCTGAACGTGTGCGCTTTGTTCATCTGCCAAGCACCCATCGCGTTGATGGTTTCCCACGTGGCGCGTGCTTCGGGTTCGCCGATGCCTTGGCTCGCCGCTCCGTCCTTGAACTTGGTCCAGTAGGTGTCGAAGAACTCCTTGCCCATGCGCTTGGACATCGCCTTGCGGATGGTGGAGGTTTCCTTCCAGTCGAACTTGCCGATCTCGCGCACGATGGCGAGCGTTTGCTCTTGGTAGACCGGCAGACCGTAGGTCTCCTTCATGTGCTCTTCCACCAGCGGGTGGATGGGCGTGTAGGCTTCGCCTTTCTTGCGACGAACGTACTTTTCAGTCACGCCACCGCCGAACGGTCCAGGACGCGCCAGAGCCGTAACCGCGTCGATCTCGACGATGGTCTTGAAGTCGATGTCGCGGCTGATGGCTCGCAGAGCGTTGCCTTCGAACTGGAAGATGCCGCAAAGCCGACCTGCGTTGAACACGTCGTAGGTCTTCTCGTCATCGAACGGCAAGCTGTACCAGTCGATGCCCAAGCCGCTGTCTTCAAGCACGCCGAGCGTTCGCAGACCGAGCACGTCAATCTTGAGCAACCCCAGCTGTTCAGCCGCGCCTTTTTCGATGTGGGCGATGCCGTCGGCGTCCACGGTTGCGTAGTTGGTGATCTCTTCGTTACAAACCAGCAGCCCTGCGGCGTGCACACCGGTGTGGGACGCGTGACCTTCCAAGAGCATGGCGGCTTTGGCTTGTGGGTATTGCTTGATGAACTCTTGTCCAGGAGTGGTTTCGTTGAACGTGTCTTCCAAGCAGTTGTTGGCGCGTGAGTCGGCGGACGACCGCTCGATCATTGCAACCTTCACCGCACCGGTCGCCTGCGCAGGGATGTTCAACGCCTTGCACACCTGAATTAGCGCAGACTTGGGGCGGAACTGACCGATGGTGCCGATGTGGGCGACGTTGGTCGCGCCGTACTTGTCGGCCATGTATTCGAAGACCATGTGACGCTTGGAGTCAGGGAAGTCCAAGTCGATGTCGGGCAGGTCGGTGCGGCTCACGTCGATGAAACGCTCAAAGTACAGCTTGGGCGGGATCGGGTCGATCTCGGTGATGCGGGTCAGGTAACAAACCAACGAACCAGCCGCTGAACCGCGCGATGGACCAACAAGCATGTGTTGCTTGGCGTAGTGCACCATGTCAGCGACGATCAAGAAGTACGACTCAAAATCCTTGGACCGGATCAAGTCCAGTTCGTACAGCATGCGCTCTTCATACTCTTGCGTCCAGCGGTCTTCCATCTTGCGGAACTTGATGCCTGCGCGGCACAGTTCTTCAAGGTTGCCTGCGGTGCGCACCATTGGTGCTTGCGGCAGCTTCAACTCAGCGCATTCAGCAGCAATCTCGGCAGCTGTATCTTGATGGTCGAGCGTGTCCAGGATCCACTGCGGCGTGGTCTTGGCACCCGCCTTGGACGCCAACTCGAACACAGCGTCGTCCTCTGGGTAGGCGTAGGCGTTGTCGCCGGTGCTCACGACGCGCAACCCGTGCTGTTCAGCGATGCGCTGCTTGCGGACGTTCAGGATGCGGCTCGACGGGTTGAGGTCGACGATCGCGCCGATCTCCTTGAGGAACTCACCGTCAACGATCTCGCCAGCGAACTTCAGAATGTTGTCCGACATGTTGAGGACGTCGTTGCGGTACAGGCGCGGCAACGCACCCGTACGCGTAGGGATGGTCTGCTGGTGGCTTTTGCTGGTGGCCCTATACAACTCCCCAAGACCGTCCTTGTTCTTGGCTAGAAACCACATCCTGTGGGCCAGTTCTTCGTCCGAAACGACGCACTCAACGCCAAGCATCGGTTGGATGCCTGCAGCCTTGCATTTCTTGAACCAAGTGACGTGTCCCCACGTTGATCTGTCCACGATCGCCGCAGCTGTGCAGCCGGTTTCTTTCAGCCGCTGGATGACGCGGTCGATCGGGGCGAACGTGTCGCCGAAAGAATATTCAGTCTTGATTTTTAGATGGATCATCGGCTTTGTCCTCCTCAAACAAAAGTTCAAGGAACCCGTCCTTGGCGATGCATTCGTGCAACGCCTTCACGTCGTCCAACGCTCGGTGCGTTTGTGCCAGTGGGAACCCCATGATCCGCTCGTACAACTCCAACAGCTTGGGACGTTTGCCGAATTGCGAGTGATATTCTTGGACCGTGCAGACAACCTGCTCTGGCCACGGGAAGTCCGTGCACTCAACTCTCTCCAAGTCCAACTCCAGCATCTTCTTGTCGAACGGCGCGTTGTGCGCGATCAACACTTGCGTGTCGGTGAAGAACTCCTTGAGGTGCGGCAGGAAGTCTGTGAAGGTCGGCTTGTCTGTCAGCATTTCGTTGGTGATGCCGGTGATCTTGGTGATCTCCTCAGTGATTTCAACCTCTGGATTCAGCATCTGGTTCAACTCGCGCACCACGCCGTCTTTGTTGACGACCACAGCCCCTAGTTCGATGATGCGCGGTTGCTTGTCGAGCGGCGCGGTCTTCGGCAGAGGCAAACCAGTTGTCTCTGTGTCAAATATTACAATGTTGGTCATTTTGACTCCTCTTTCTTTTGCGCGACCTTCCGCCACCTGTAAATGGACCTCGACGACACTTTACATTCTGCGGCAGCCAAAACTACACTTGTGGCTTTCGCTCGATACAAGGCCTCCACTCGCACTTCGTCGCTGTAGCCGTAATCAGGGTGATATCCCAGACTCATGATCTGATTGCTCCCACTGTTTTGTTTTGCCGTTGAGATCATTTGACCTATTCCTGTGCCTGATCGATGCGCACGATGAACTTCAGGTCTACCCCAAGAACTTGCTTGGTGTCGAAGATCACGTAGTTGTACTTGCGCTTGCCAGCGATGACGGGGTTGGTGTGCGAGTCGGTGAACACCTCCTGCGCCACAGCATATCCGCGCTCATGGAAGAACTTGCGCCACTCGACCAACTCCTCCGCCGTGCAATGCATGCCGAGGTGGCTGACCGTGTTGCGACCGCGCATCAAAGAGTCAACCCAGTTCTCGCCATCAGTGTAGTCAAGAACCTCGAACTCTTTGCCGCCGAACAGTTCATAGTTGAAACTGAGGTCGGCTTCATTGGTGCCTGTCTTGCCGAAAACTTTGCCGGTGGCGACAACATGGTCGTTGTGCCATTCGACCGCACCCATCTCTGAGAGAAGTACTTTGGCGCGGATAGGGTCTGCGGGTGCGATGGCGATTTGTTCAATGACGAATTTCATGGTTAGGCTCCATAGGGAAGAATGCAACCGGTGAGGTGCTTGTGGTGGTTCTTGTCTTGCAACAAGAAGGCGATGAACTCAGCAACGCGCTCTGGGGGAGTTTCCTCACCGCAAAGCAAACCGTTCAGTTGGTATTGCTGGGCGTACTCTTTGGTCCAGCCGCGAGTCTTGACGACCTGATTGTCGATCGCATCGCTCATGCCTGTGCCTTTGAGTTTGTTGGGCGCGATGCCGAACACGGTGATGCCGTGCTTCTTGGTCAACTCACGCGCCAGTTGCAACGTCATGATGTGCGCCGCGCCTTTGGAGGCGTTGTAGGCCAGCGAACACGTCATCGGCATGTGCGCCGCGTTGCTCACGATGTTCAGGACGGTGCCTTTGCTTTCGATCAGCAGCGGCAAATACGCTTGGGTCATCTTGAAGATGCCCTTGGCGTTGACGTTCATGACTTCGTCCCACTGATCTTCGGTGAAGTTTTCCAACCAATCGATCAGGTTGACGCCTGCACAGTTGATCAACACGTCCAGCTTTTCGCAAGCGATTCTCGGCTTCAGGATGTCGTCGCCGGAGTTGCGGTCGTAGGCGATCACTTCGTGGTTGTCTTTTTCCAACGCTTTGTAGATGGCAAGACCAAGACCCTTGGCTGCGCCGGTTACGAGAATGGTGCTCATTGCTTCTGCTCCTTTTCGATTAGGGATTGAACCATGGCTGCGTAAACTGCGCAGTCGTGAATGCTGTCGACGTGGGTTAGGTTGCTGTTGGCGAAGCGTGTCAGCTTCACGATCATCAACTCGAACAGGTGCCACGTGTTGAAGTCTTCCTGCGTCTTCAACTCGACGCCTTCAGGGAACAACGCGACCATCACGTCGCCGACACGCTTGTAGTTGTCGCCATAGACCTTGTTGCGTTCGCGGAAGGTCTCGGCCATTTCCGCGAGGATGTCTGCTGCGTTCTTTTTCATCTGATCTTCCTTGGGTTGGTATAGGCGCACACGTTGTGGATGCAGGTGTGGTAGCCCTTGATGTTGTGGTCGCGGTACATCTGCACCACGTCCTGCCGGTCGTCGTACGCGCAAAGCACATCGGTCGGGTCGGCGTCCATCAGCTTGAAGAACTTGCGCAGCTGGCGCTGTTTCAAGTCAATCGATTGCGAATGGTCGTCGGTCGGGCGCATGAGCAACGCGGCACAATCGATGCCATTGCGTTCGAGCCACTCTTGCGTGATCGCTGCGTAAAACTCTGGGCGAGCCGTGAACACGACGATCTCAGTGCCTGCCGGCAGCTTGCGCACAAGGTCTTGGTTGCCGAAGGCGTCGAACCCTGCCAACAAGTGGTACCGGTGGTAACGCTCGAAGGGATGGTCTTTGGACCAGTCGATTTCATTAATGCGCCAGCCGTCATCGCTGATGGTGTTGTCTAGATCGAAGATGGCGTACACGGTTATTTGCTCCTCTCTGCGATGCGAGCGCGGTTGGCAGAGATTGCTTCACCGTCGGGGATCCAATGGCACCACCAGTCCTTGGCAAGGATGCCGGTGGGCGGCGGCGTGTCGTAACCGACCTTGTAGCCGCGACGCAGCATCTCGCCGCGCAGCTGGTAGAAGCGTTGCGTGCAGAACGTGAGCCGCTTGTAAAAGAACTTCACGTGACCGGTGCCGAGAGTATACCGCTCTGGGGCGGTGACCTTGCGGTTGGCGTGGTAGGCTTTGGCGGCCAACGTGAACACGCGAGGCAACTCTTTCCATTCAGCCAACAGGTGCTGGCGCGACAACTCTTGCGGTGGGACGCAGTTGATCCGTGTCATGGCTCAACCTCCCTTGCGCATCTTGTCGACGATCTTGAGCAGCTTGCCCTTCTTGAGCAGGTCACCGCCGTACTCACGTTGCGCGAATTCCTCGATCTCGGCAAAGTAGTCGCGTCCCTCTTGGAACAAGAACTTCTCTGCCCATGGGTGCACTTCGAGCACAGCGTCCACCATTGCGTTGACGACCTGCTGGTACTCGCCTTGCGTGCGACCACCGGTGCGGGACTTGGCCAGATCGACGAACGTACGCAAATTGAACTTGCACACGATGTTGGTGGAGATGTTGGTGGGCAGAACGCCGCGTGCGTCCTCGACCGCGTGACCCATGTCGAGCAGCTTGTTGTAGGTGTGCTTGATGACGGTGAGGCACTGGTTGACGGCTTCCATGGCGGCGGGATCGGCTTTGATCTTGTCGCTGTGGATGTATTCGAACTCTCCCATGTTCAGCACGCGCATCGTCTGCTGGGCGTAGGACGCCTGACGGGTGCGAACTTGTTGGTGCGTGTACGCTCGGCTCACGCCTTCCACGAGGAACACGTAGTCCACGAACTCCCAACTGGAGGGAATCGTGTTGGCCATGTATTCCAACTCGGCCATCTTCTCTGTGTGGGACTTGGCGCGGATCTCGTCCAGCAGTCCTGGCGACATTGTCAGACGCGTCGCCTTCGTGAACATCAAGAGGTTCTCGGCGTCAGGGGTGTAGCTAATTAAAGTGACTTTCATTGCAGTTCTCCGTTCTGAGGTTTTTGCGAGGGGTGGTCAGCCCCTCGCGGTTGGGGTTACATCAACACGAATTCATGACCATCGAATTCAGCTTTGCCTTCCGCTTTGAGTTTCATGCGGAACTTGATGTGGGAGCCAATCGGCAGTCCTAGCGCGACGAACGCTGCTCGCACCGACTTGTATTCGGTCTTGCCGTTGACCAGCACACCGTTGCGTTGAGAACGAGCAGCCTTCACGCCAGCGTCAGACCAGCTGGCCGCTACTGCCGTGCTGCGTGCTTCGTTCTTGGGCTTGGTTTCAACTTGGGTTTCCATAGGTTTCTCCTGAAGGGATGGGTGTGCAGCACGCGCATTCTTCAGTTGCCGGATGCCTGCTGCACGCGATGAAAACTTCTTGATGCACTTGCCGGTGAGTTGGTTGTACTCGGCAACCATCGATGAAGTGGTCATTTGGTTGATGTCAAACATAGCAGTTCTCCGTTCTCAGTTAACTCGCGCACGGGTGATCCACCCCTGCTCGTACAACTCGCCTACGGTCATGTCACCGCATTCGAGCAACATTGCGAAATGTTCGATTGCCTTTTCTTCGCTGTCGTAGAGCGTGAACTCCGTGCGGTCGTCAAGGTCGATGTAGCAGACGTAAACTTCCATGGCCGCGCTCCTCACAGGGTTGGTTGCTGCACGGAGACCGTGTAGCCCAAGTCTCGGATCTGCGCGATTGCGCGGTCGGTGAAGGTCTTGGTGCCGATCAGGTCGGCCAGCTTGCGCGCAGTGTCGCAAACGGGATACACTGCGCGGTTGCCGAAGTTGTTGGTGATGCGGACGGTGATGTTCATGGCGACCTCCTCAACCAACAACATTGAAGTGAAAGTGGATGCCGTTCTGCATGGCGACTTCGCCGACGAACACGGGGAAGAACCGTCCGTCCTCGCTCGTCATGATGAAGTGGCGCAGACCCTCGAAACCTTTCTTGGCAACAGCTTTGCGGGCATTGTCAGCGGTGGCATAGGTCTTCGGGGCGGTGATGGTGAATTCGCGGTTCATGGTGTTCTCCAGTTCTTCAGTTCTCCGGTCACGTCGACCGTAACAGTATTATCCAACATATTTTTCTGTCCGGCAACATTTATTTTGCATTCGCTCGCATGCGGTCGTAAGTCGTTGTATTCATTAGCTTTTTCAACACTGCCACGTCCTGAATCACGTCGTCTAGGAGCAGGTTGCGCCACGTTCCGAACCGTCCGAGGCTGAAGATGTTGTGCTCGTGGGTGAGGTAGAAGATGAACTGCTTGCGCCAGGAGTCGTTGATCTTGGCGATTTTGCCGTATCGTTGTGACACCTTCTCTATAGGCACGCAGTCGCTCTCGCTCAACCCGAACGCCTCGAACAGCGGGTAGTCGTCAGATGCGTCCACGTATTCCGCGATGAGCAGGTCGCCAGTGATGCTTGCGCGGTACAAACTGGTGTCCAGTCCAGGAAAGTAGAT